AGTCGTTACATTGGTAGAGATGTAGCTTAAAACACCACCAGTGGAACGGATAGGAGAAGAACCCGTAGAAGTATCAAGTTTTCTCTCCCCGAACAAGAACGCTCTCTCAATATCCACTTTGTGTTCGATGGCGTGGATAAGTCTTTCGTTCTGTAAATCGTTGCCCCCGTAAAGTTCGGAGTTCTGGAGAATATCCGTAACTTCAAAAGGAGTCCTGAAATCCTGAACATAGTTGTAACACTCTGTTTCAGTTTCAGATTTAATTCCCGGAGCGCCATATCCTTCTCCGTTAGCATTACCTAACACGACGATATACTCAGCCGCAGTCAGTGTTCCTATGCTTGTAGTTCCCCAAGCCCTAGAAACTGTAATGGTCGTTCCCGAAACGCCAGTAACTAACATCTGTTCTTTGGTCGTTTCGTCTTTGATAACATCATAGGTGCGATAAATAGCAGTCGTAGCCACAAAGGTCGTAGCAGTCGTGGTATTACCAGCTCCTGTTGCTATCGCATCTCTCTTTTGAAACAAATCACGCTCAAACCACGAAAAAGTCGGGTTGATAGTGTCCTGCTTTTTAGCCTTGAACAGAATCTGAACAAGGGGTGCGGCATCCGGCTGAAGATAAAGAATCTTATCCGGCACATCCATTACCCGCCTATTTTGGGTAATCAGATATGTATCTCTGGATGATCTTAGTGTCATTTGAATCTCCTAATTAAAATACACTCCCATCGGATTTAGATTTTAAAGCATCAAGCATACCTGCAATTTCTTCGGGGGCTTCCGGTTCTGCTCCGCCATTGCTCGAAGCGCCTGACTCTGCCGCCGCCTGTGCTTTCTTCTGCTCTGCGTCCGTTTTTTCTTTAATTTGTTTTTTAAATTCTTCCACTTTTTTATCTTTAACGATTAAATACGCCTGCTGGATGGCTAACTTAGGATTAGACTTTCTAAACTCCAAGTCTATCTTTTTAAGTTCAGCTTCTATCTCTGGTGCGTATTCATCAATAAATTCATTTGCCTTTGTGTCGCCATTAGCGATTTGTTCTTTAGCGACTTCATCAATCGTTGAGAGCATCTTGCGTTCCTCTCTCTCCTCAAAGATTGGCTTTAACTTTTCCTCTAGGTCTTTATAGGGCTTACTAAATTCTTCTTTAGCGCCTTTTAAGTTATGTTGAGTAATCCCCATAGCAATTCTAACGATTGCCTCAACGGGGTTCTTTTCAAACATATCAAAAAACTTTTCTTTAATCGCCTCAAGTTGCGTTATTTGTTCAGGAGAAAGAATATCGCCAGCTTGTTTGTTTATTTCAGAAGCGGTCTTGCCTTCTTCCCCCTTGCCTTTTTCCAGTAAAGCTAACGCTTGCTTGCCAAATTCGCTATACCCGGATATGTTCCCGTCATTATCAAAGGTGCAATACTTATCCAATGCTTTACGGAAAGTAGATAACTGATTGGCTTTACTTCCGTGTAATTTCTCAAGTTCGTGATAAGCCTTGACTACTTCCCCTATATTCTTAAAACTTTTCTTCTCGGACAATTCTTTAAATTCCGGGGAGGCAAGTTTTAACTTCTCAATTAAATCGTCTTTAGTTTCTGCCTGCTCTTTAGTTTCTTCTTTCTTCTCAACAGTTTTATCTTCGGACTTGGCTTCAGATTTCTCCTCCGCTTTCTTCTCTACTTTTTCTTCAGCCTTCGGAGTTTCTTTTTTTTGCGCTAACCCAAAAGCATCTTCACCCTCGACTGCGCCAAATGTTTCCTCTTGCGCCTCTGCATTAGCCTGTTTCTGCTCCGAGGATTGATTTTCCGCCGCCTGTGATTCTGCCGCAAATTCATTTACTTCGTTTTCGTTTGCCATTTTTAATTCTCCTTTTTATGTTTTTCTATTTCTTCAAGCTCTTTTTTGGCTTGTAAGTTTTCTAAAATACTTCCCTCAACTAATCCGATTATTTTTAACCCAACCTTTACTGTCGCCCTCTGCCCCAAGAATCCTCTTAACACCTTTTCATCGGTTAATAAATCAATCTCGGTTTTATGAAATGCCTCTTTAGCCGGATTGACTACTTCATTTAAAATCCTATTCTTTAATTTTTCCCATCTGTCTGTTCCTGCAAAATCCACCCACTCCTGTGTATCATTGATTTTTTTTTGTAAAGCATCTGTCCTGTTTTTATCCAACTGGCACTCCTTGTGGTTGTCCGGCTTTTAATGCCCCAATTATTCCAAGCAGGGGATTTTGTCCACCTGCCATTCCGCCTTGAGCCATACCAAGTAAACCCGAAGCCTGCTTTAATAATTTCTCGGAAGCCGGAACATCCATAATGTCCAACATCCGCTTACGCAGTTCTAACTGGTCGAAATATGGGTCGTTCTTAGCTTCCTTCCAAATCTGCAACATTCTTTCTTCTAATCCGACCAGATTGGTTGAACCTGAAACATTGATTGAAAATTTACCTGCAATATCCCAGGGATTTAATCTGACTTCGGTATTGTCTTTAAAGACTTTCATCATATAGTCAACCGGGAGAAGCTGTTGGTCGTTCTGCATAATCTTAGTAAGAATGTCTTTAAAGCCCGTCCTTTGTAACAACTTAATCCGATAGCCAAATCTCTTAGCCGCCGCCTGCTGTAATTTAATAATCCCGGTTGCAGTTTCGCTTCTCTCTGGCGTAGCCCCTTGTGCGTATTCCCAAGCCCCGCAAGCCCTCTGCATAGCCTTATACATAGTTTCAGGCTCTAGGTAGGCTGATTGGGGTATGGGGGGCTTAACTATTGGCACTATACCAGTCGTGTCATCACTCCAAATAATCCCTGAAGGCCTGGACACTATGTCATCGGCGTTGATGTTCTTATTTCTACTGGCAATGTAAGAAGTGTTAATCAAATCCACTAAGTTATCTAAACGATAATTGGTCATATCGTTGCAAATGTCCTGTAAAGGCATAAGCAAATCAACATCGCTAATGGCATAGAACTCTTTATCTAGCGGGTAGTCTTTAGCGTCATCATAAGGAATCTCGCTATGGTCAAAAGGATTGCCAGTATCACGAATAACTACTGAACCATTGGCTACAATAACCAACCTGTCATTACGCCAGTATTTTCTTAGCTCGACTGGCTTGTTAATCGGATCTTCGGAAACACTTGAAGCTATCCCGACCAGCGTATTCATTTCTTCCATCACACTCTTATAATCTGATGGCGCTTTAGAATCTTTAATCTTGTCCAGGTTCTTCCAAACCTTGTCTTTCTCTCCGCCATTGGCTTTTAGTTTCTGGATAAAATCCCAATCCACAAAAGCCCGCTCGATACACCAGGACATATCTTTGATACATTCCTTATGCGGTTGAGGATAGAAGTTCTTAATAAAGACTGTATCTATGAAGGGGTCGTTAACTATGTCCTCTGTCCGCTTAACATTAACGCTTCCCACTAATCCAATTAACTGATTTTGGATATATTCTTTCTGCGTCCAAGTCTTGGTCTTTTTCTGCCAGCCTGTATACATAATGCCATTGCCGAAGATTAAGACAGACTTAATCCACATTAAAATCTTCAGATAGAATTGCATCTTTTCGTCTATCTGATACTTCATTAACTTTTCAATATTATCTGCCCTGGGTCGCTCATCCTGATTGGAGTGCAAAGAAAAGAAATCATCCCCGCCGATTAAAGCAGATACAAAATCAGGAGAGATGCTTTCAATCATTGAAAATACATACGGAAGGAACAACTGATAGCGATACCAATATTCCGGGTCTTGCTTTCTATATGAGCGATAATATTGATACTTCTTATCGAAGCCATCATCAAAGTTTTCCCGATAGGCTTTAGATAAATCAAAGCGCTGGTTGACTAATGACAATATCGCCGCTTCGTCCTTTATTTCCCGTTCGTCTGAATAAGGTGCTAACTCGCCCATAACCTACTCCTTCAATGACTTGGCTAAATCTGCTTTTCCTTTGCGCTTCTCAAATTCAATGTCTAAAATATCAAGGCTAACTTCAATGCCATCTTTCTTTCCGTCTATGCGCTTAGTAATACTATTAACCTTAACTTTACCTGTAATGTTAAATTCTTTGCCTGCATCGCCTTCGCCAAAAGGTAAATCAGGAATATCGCTTAAATACAAACTTGGATAACAAATTTTGTCCTTATCCTCTTTGGATGCTTCAATTACTGAAGCTGTTTCCTGTTTCTTGCCTAAGTCCATTATTTCCCCCTTGCTAATTTAGCGATACCGCCACGCTTATGAGAACTGAATATCCCCTCGGCTTTACCTACTGCGGCTTTCTGATCTAAACCCTCTTTCATTAAGACTGGAACAGCCCTTGCGACATAATCACTTCTTTTCTCCCCCACTTTAACCTTTGGCATAAATCCTCCTAATTCGGTTTTCTAAAATTATAATTCGGTTGCTTATCAGGCGTTGTTTTCTTAGCCAATAAATTCTTTATCGCCCACACCGCCATCATTAAACTATCTGCTCTATCCGGGCTTTTTATTCCATCCCGGCGCATTTCTTCTTTACTCTGAATAAAAACAAGTCCGCTTGCTTTATACTTACGCCGGATAGTTTCTAATTCTTTAATCGTTGCTTCAAATTTACCAAGTATTAAGAACTCACTATCAATGAATTCCTTCAAGGTTAAATATCCATCCGCACGCTTATTGCCAGAGTTTAAAAGCGTTGCTTTTTCTGCCCCATCAAATCCAAAAATATCTTTAATAGACTTTTGTAAAGAACAAAACATCGGATAACCTAAACCACCTTTATCCACAAGGGTTACATCGGGATTCCATTGGCTTCTTAATGCTATGGTCTTACCAACGGAAACATCCGTGTCTTTATCATTCCAAGCTATTTGGTCTGTAAGTTCCCAATGAATCTCGCTCTTACGCCTAATCAACGAAGCTACACACAAATCCCCGCCTGCCCCAGAAAAGTCAACAGCCATAATTGATTGCGGAATAAACTTATTCCCTGAAGGCTTTAAAACTTTAGATAAATCTAGCTTGGCGAAGTTAAATAAATAATCCTCTGCTTGGTCTAGGGGTTCACCCAACCAAATGTGCCTATAATCGCCATCACTTCTTAACTTGCACTCGTTAGCTTCTTTTTTCGTAGCTTCCGGGCAAAATTTATTTTCGTAATAGTTAATCTGAATATGTAGACAATCATCCCGTCCAGCCAAAAACTCGTAAACAGGGTCATTGCGGATAAACCTGTTCATTGTAAAAAAAAGTTTGGCGTTCTCTTTTCTGATCGTAGGGATTAAAGCATCCAGCGTTTGCTTAGTGATAGCCTGCGCTTCATCAATCCAGACTATATCAACGCCTTCCATCCCCTGAATGTTGATCGCCCCCTGCTCCCTAAATCCTCTAAAGTTAATCGGAGTGCCTGTTTTCTTATGGGTTATCTTGGTCGCCATAACCTCAAAGTAAAGATTGAATTTACCGATTAAATCAGTAAGTAGGGCATAGACAGATTCTTGGATAGAATTCTGAATCTCCCTGCCGCAGACTATCCGCAAAGACTTCATCTCTGCAAGATAAAGCATTAACCGCCCTACGCTTTGGCTCTTTGAACCACCCCTGCCGCCTTCTATGAGAAAGTAACGATATTTATTTAAGTCCGTGATTATTGGTAATAACTTTTCAGATATATTTAAAATCTCTGGAACTTCTAATTCATCCAATATCAACCTCTAATTTTTTACCGCCAATTTTTACAGGAGTCATTTGAGTGAACTTAACTTCCCCGGAATGTTCTATCTCTTGCTTATCTGAAAAACCCAAGTTCTTAAGCATAAAGATTGCCCCCGTGCAATTTGAACTATGGGTTAAATTCTCATAAACCTGGCTAATCCTTGCCCTTGCTCTTTTTATAGTGTTAGAAAACTCTTTGCGTTGTTCGTAATCAAATAATGAATGTCTATCCGCAAAACCAAGATAAAGCGCTAACCCTGATAGGGTTGGAGTAGGAATGTCTAATAATCCAGCATCAGTTCCTATTTTTCTTTTATCCGGGCATTTAATAAAATACTCCTCAATCTTTGCCTCTAATTCTTCGGGAGTATTAAATTTTGCTGGCCTACCTGTCTTAGTATTGCTTTTATTTTTCATAGTATTTAATAGGGGGCTAATCTGGGCTTTAAATAACTTTATCCCACGCCCCCCCGATTTATTCTTCGGGATTAAGTAACTCAAATCCTTCTCTAATGCGTATATCTTCTCTTGTCTTACCTACTTCCGTAGTTAAATCAAATCTTTCTTCGCTAACTTCTGCCCCTTCTGAACCGTGTTCTCTCCCGTGGCAACGCTTACAAAGATACTTTTTATTGCTTTTTATATTGTTTTTATGGTTTCTGTCTTTGTGATGTTCGTCCAAATATTCTTTTTGTCCGCATTCTTCGCATATCCCTGCTTCTGCCATACACTCTCCGTTTCTATTTGCTATCACTTATATTGCGTTGCAAATGGGCTATATGCAACTTTCCCCCCTTAAAAATCTTTTCTTTGCCTTGCTTAACTGCGCCCGGACATTACATTCTGAACACCCGCAAATCTTAGATATTTCTAGGTTTGTAAGCCCTTGAACCCTAAAATCTACGATTAGCTTCATTTTTTTAGGCAAATGGTCAAACACATAAAGCCAGTTATCCATTTCCTCAATGACCTGCCAATTATCT